ACGAGGCGCTCTTGATGAAACTTCTCGAAATGCTGGAATCTTCTCCGGCGATCGTGGAAGTCATCTCCGACGTCGAAATCGACGCGCTATTCGCATAAGGGAGGGATCTGAATGTCTTCGAGCTTCGCAGGATGGACACGGGACATCACGATCGATCTCGACCGCGATCGCATCGGGTGCGCGTTCCTTGAGGCGTATCAAGGCGACAAACGCGCGAACTTCTGGAATGTCCACGTTTTGACGAACGGCGTCGCGGCGGATCTCCAGGGCTTCACGGCGCGCGCCTATTTCATTCGACCGGATGGAAACACGGTCGACGTTCAAGGCTCGATCGCCGACAATGTTGTGTCGGTCGAGCTGGATGAGCATGTTTACACGTATATCGGGCGCGCCTCCGGCGCTCTGGTGATCGAAAACTCGACTCACTCGATCACGATCGACGCGATGAAGCTCAATATTCTCAAGCGGAATACCGACATCATCACGCCGGATGACGATAACTTCGTTGTCATCGGATCCGGGACGCTCGACACCGACGCTCAAACGGTCGTCGGCGCGATCAATGAACTCAATTCGGAGATCGGAGGCGTCGAGGCGATCTCGAACGCCGAGATCGACGCACTTTTCACGTAAGGGAGGAAAACAATCATGAGTAAGTTTCTCGATTACGCCGGTCTTCAACGCTTCTGGAACAAGGTGAACACGCTGAAAGCCGACAAAGCGCCGAACAATCACTCTTTCGACGGCGTGGATCTCTCGACGGTCTTCGCGAGCGCGACGGCGTTCCATAATGCGCTTGTGAGCGGCGATTTCTCGAAGATCCGCGTCGGTGATTACTGGCCTTTGAAGCTGAACGGCACGTTCCGCGACTATGGCGCTTATACTGTTCCGAGTGGAACCGCATATTTCACCGACGCGGCGCTCACGACTCAGGGCGGAACCACGTCCACGAAGATCGAAGGTCAGTATGAGAGCGCGACGGCGGTCAAATTCAAGGTTTCCGGCTCGGACGTGTATTGCGCGATCGGCGACTGTCTCGACTACTTCGAGCGCACGTGTAATAATGCGGTCGTGAATCTGGAGGTCGCCGGGATCAACAATTATTGGAGATATGGCGACTCCGGCGATTTGACCGGCAATAACAAACCTCATATCACGTTCGTCTCCCGCGACTGTCTCCCCTTCACGATGAGGATGAGGAAGGCTAACGCGGTGTGGGAGAACACCGAAGAGACGAATCCCTGGAGAGGATCCGCGCTCTTCAAGACGCTTAACGATCCCGATCACGGTGTCGTGAAGCTGATCGCCGCGACGGACGTCGGCGCGTACATGTACGCGGGGCCGAACGGCGGCGGTATGCGCGCGCTGATGGAGACGAAAGCGGCGGGAGCGACGACGGCGACGTCCTGGGGCTGGGCCGATCGCGGAAAGCTATTCCTCCCGTTCGAGTCTGAAATCTGGGGTCACGGCGTTTGGGGCGGTAACTCCGGCTATACGCTCGGCGTGAATCTCCAGCTCCCGATCTTCATCGGGACTCGATGTCACATCTCGAAGGGCATCGGAAACGGCGCCTCCCGTGCCTACTGGTGGGCGGCTTCGTCTTACTCCGGCAACGCGACGTACTTCTGCGGTGTCACCAGCAGCGGGCATCCGAACTACTACAGCGCCGTCAGCGCGCTTGGCGCGCCGGTCTGCTTCGTGATGATCTAAACTCCACAAAATCCCGCGCTTCATGCGCGGGACTTAAATCGAGGTAACAATGAGCGGGATATTTCGCAGGAATCGAACGGAGACCGGGCTTGAATTCTGGGACACGGCGGTCGAGATCAAACGAGAAGTCACACGATTTCTCATGAATCCGAACAATGTTCCGAAGAGTTACCGGTTTGTTTTCACGTTTCGGATCATCGGTCTCACGTTCGATCTCCGCGACGCGATCACGCGAGCGAACACGACGTTTCCGGTCAATGAACACGAGCTTCAACGCCGGAAAGACTTCCAACAAGACGCGATCAATACCAACGAGGCGATCATTCAAAACCTTCAAGACATGCTCGACGTTTTGACGGGCATCGACGCCGACAAGCTGGATCACATCGGAGATCTCTTGATTCGAGAGTCCGCGCTTCTTCGTGCCTGGCGGAAATCGTCAAAGCTCATGAAGCGTTGATTCATAGGTCGTTTTCCGTAACTATGTGTAGTGCGCCTCCCGTAACAACTGGTGGACGGCTTCGTCAAACTCCGGCAACGCGACGAACTTCTGCAATGTCAACAACAACGGGAATCCGAACAACAACAACGCCGTCAACGCGAATGGCGCGCCGGTCTGATTCTGTCATAGCTCGACAAAGTACACGCGAGAGCGTGGAAATCAATGCTCGATAAGAAGGGGAAAACGACCGCCTCCGGAAAGGAGGAAACATGCGCGGTGATGTGTCCAGGCGGACGCTTCTTGCATGGTCGGGAATCGTGTGCAATACCGATTTCATGCCTGGTGACACTTCGCGGAAAGAACAGCACACGCATAATAAGTCCGTACATCGTGCCTTTTATCTATGAACAGTCGAGAGCGCAAAGAAGCTCGCTATCAGCGCCGGAAGGCTGAACGCGAGAAGAAACGCGCCGAGACGAACGCCGAATTCGACAACTTTGAAAGCGTCATAAGCGCGAACGCGCTTCTCGACGGCGCTCGAAAGTCTCGGCGGACGATCCGATTCAAAGCGTCGGTTCAAAAGTATTTCATGAGTCTCTTTCGGAATGTCCACAACATGAGGCGGAGACTCCAGCGCGGCGAGAATATCACGCTCGGCTTCATCGTGTTTCGCCTCTGCGATCGCGGGAAGGAACGGATCATTCGGAGTGTTCACTTCGCCGAGAGGATCGTTCAAAGAGCGGTGTGTGATCGCGCTCTCGTTCCGCGCTTGTCGAGAAGTTTAATATACGACAACGGCGCGAGCCTGGAGAACAAAGGGATTCACTTCGCGATGCTCCGAGTCCGCGCGCATCTTCAACAATACTTTCGATCGAACGGATTCAATAACGACGGGTGGATCCTCTTGATCGACTTCTCATCGTACTTCGACAACATCCAGCACGGGCCGATCCGGGAACTTCTGGAGAAGTCCTTCCACGATGAGCGCTTGATTCGTCTCGTGTGGACATTCGTCGAGGCGTTCGGAGAGAAGTCGCTCGGAATCGGGAGTCAAGTCTCTCAGATCCTCGCGCTCGCATATCCGAACGCGATCGATCATTACGCGAAAGAGGTGCTCCGGCTCCGCTTTTACGGTCGCTATATGGATGACACATATATCATTCATCACGACAAAGCGGTTCTCGAACACGCCTTGAAAGAGCTGCTCGTGAAGTATGAGGAACTCGGAATCGTCGTCAACATGAAGAAGACGAAGATCATCCCGGTTCGGTGCTTCACGTTTCTCAAAGTCCGATATTTTCTCACCGGCTCCGGAAAAGTCGTGATGAAACCATGTCGGCGATCGATTACGAAAATGCGTCGGAAACTCAAGAAATTCCGGCATTTCCTCGACGTCGGCGTTATGACGATGGCGGACATCACCTCCGCTTATGAATCGTGGCGCGGTTACGTCGGGCATATGAACGCGCACAAGACGATCCGAACGATGGATCGTCTTTATTTTGAGCTTTTCGGCATCACACCGAAGGCAAAGAAGGGAAGGCGGTAAATCATGAAGGTTTCTATTCTCGCCGATTCTGGCGATCGCGTCGTCGCGATCTCTCCGGATAATCTCTCCGGGAATACGGGATGGACTCAGGTCGCCGAGACGCGCGTCACGTCTCACACGAAGAAAACTCTCGACGAAGTCTTCGAGAATCTCTCGAACTCCGACGGGATCCCGATTTACAAATTCGTCGACGGTTACGTGGAAGAGCGGACGGCGGAAGAGATCGCGGCGGACGTCGCCGAGATCCCGGTCGACGACTCTGTTTCCTCCGACGTGGCGATCGCCGAGATTCTGGAGGTGCTGAACGATGACACGTGATGAACTGGATCGCATCAAGACCGCGATCACGGCGCTCAAGGTCACGAGGCGCGGCGCGTCCGAAATCGCCGACGCGATTCTGGAAAAGTATGACGGTCTCTCCACGATCACGAAGACGGCTCTCAAGGCGATCGGGCTTGATGCTCTGTTCGAGCGGCTGCGCGATTTGACGCGATGAGTCATCTTCAAGTGATCGAGCGGCTCGAACAGATGCTTCACATCGCGCTTGAGATCGTCCGCGAACAAGAGTCGCTCTTGAATCAACACGGAATCGAGACCGATTCCGGCGAGCTGGAGAAGGCGCGCCGGTCATTCTATGACGACATGGAGAAATTCGTTTGAGATTGGAGGTGAATGAGCATGTCCGGACGTCCACGTCAACCGATCGATCTGATCGTCGCAAAAGGGAAGAAGCATCTCACGAAGGATGAGATCGAGCGCCGACGGGCCGAAGAACTCCAGGTTCCCGACGACGCGATCGCGCCTCCGGCGTATCTCTCAAAGCGGCAGCGGGAAGAGTTTCGCCGGATCGCGGACACGCTCGTTTCTCTCAAGATCATGAAGAATCTCGACGTCGACGCGCTCGCGGCGTACATCGTTGAGCGCGACGAATGGCTCGCGACGATCAAACAGCTTCACCGGAAGGGCGTCCGGGATGACATCGCCGCGTTCGATAAGCTCTCCAGGATCGAAGAGCGGTATCGAAAGCAGATGAGAGCATCGGCGAGTGATCTCGGACTCTCGATCACCTCTCGCGGAAAGCTGGTCATGCCGACGGAAGAAACGCCGATCCCGCATGACAACAAATTCGCGAAATTCTCGGCGGTGACGGCTGATGGATAGAATCACGTCATACGCCGAAGCGGTCGTCAAGGATCCCGCCGGTCACGGTGCGGGATCTCTCCACGTGCTCGCGTGTAAACGTCACCTCGACGACCTGGAGCGCGCCGGGACGCCGGAATTCCCGTTCGTGTGGGATGAGAAGGCCGGACACCGGGTCATTCAGTACGCCGAGACATTGACGGTCATCGAGGGCCGCGAGCCGAGGCCGCTTCATCTGCTCGACTGTCAAGCGTTCGACCTGGGCGCGACGTTCGGCTGGAAACGTCTCGACGGGAACCGCCGGTTCCGACGTCGTTACAAGAGCGTCGCGAGGCAGAACGGGAAGACCTTCGAGAACGCGATCATGGGAACGTATATCGCGAACTTCTCCGGCTACAAATACGGAAAACTGTTCACGTGTGCGACGAAACACGCTCAAGCGAAACTCGCATGGGATGAGATGGCGAAATTCATCAAGGCCGATCCGGACATGTATGAGCTTTTCAAGGTGCAAGAATACAAGTCGTTAATCACGGCTCTTGAGACGTTATGCACGATCGAGGCGCTCTCGAAGGAACGCTCTCTCGACGACGGTTTCCGCTCGATCTTCGCGAGCGTGGATGAGATTCATCAACATCCCGACAATTCAATCTATAAAGCGATCTATAACGGTCAACGATTTCTCGCCGAGGCGCTCACTTCGATGATAACGACGCGGGGAAAGAAGCTCAATTCGTTCTGTAAAGAGATGGACGATTATTGCATCGCAATTCTTCATCGCATCTCGACGGCGGATGATTTCTTTATCGACATTTACACGCTCGACGAACACGACGATATATGGAATCCGGAGAACTGGATCAAGGCGAATCCGCTTCTCGGAACCACGGCTCACGGACGCGAACAGCTCCGGATCGATGCTCAGACCGCGCGCGACATGGGCGGCGCGGATCTCCGGGACTTCATCACGAAGAGCTTGAACATGTGGGTCGTCAATTCGGATGACAGCTATATTGACGCGGCGAAATTCGCGGCGGCGGGATCTGATCGCACGATCGCCGACTTCGCCGGTCGCGAGTGTTACGTCGGGATCGACTTGTCGTCCGGCGGCGACTTGACGACGTTCTCGGTCGAATTTATCGAGGATGACGGGCGCGTCTATATGTTCTCTCATTCCTTCATGCCGAGAGGCCGGATCGATGAGCACATCGCGAAGGATCTTGAGCCTTATGACGTGTGGGAACAATCCGGTCTCATAACCGTCACCGGCGGCGCGATGGATTATAAGAACGACTATAAATTCATCATCTCGGAACTCCGATCCCTCGTGGAACGGTATGATTTGAAGATCGTCGGCATCGGCTACGATCCGCACAACGCCGACGGGATCCTCTCAGACCTGGAGGAATTCGGTGCTCCGCTCATGATGGTGACTCAGTCCGCACGATTCCTCAATGACGGAACCGTCGATCTCCGGCTTCTCATCAAGTCCGGGAAATTTGAATATGACCGGAAAAACGAGCTTCTCGCGAAGTCGTTTCTCAATGCGGTCATCGTGCGGAACAGCTTCAACGAAGAGAAGGTCGACAAGCGCGACGGCGCGCGATCGGCTCGAATCGATCCGGTCGATGCTTGCATCGACGCTCACACGGTCTATCTCAAGACACGCGAGGCCGTGAAGGTGGACGTCGAAACCGAACTCGAAAACTATCTCAAATTGATGAATTGGAAGAGGTGATTATATGGGTGTGCTGGACAAGATTCGCGGCTTTTTCAAACCGCGAAGCAAAGCGGACGCCTCATCCGACGAAGTGAATCGCTTCTTGCAATTCCTCGGCGTGGATGTGACGAACACGTCCGCGATCAACGAAGCGACATATTTCGCTTGTCTCCGGCTGCGCGCCGAGGCGATCGGAAAACTCCCGCTCAAGCTGATGCAATGGGACAACGTTCGCGGGATCAATCCCGTTCGGAATGATCCACGGTATTACATCCTCGGCACGAGGCCGAATCGGTACATGACCGCGACGACCTTCTGGAGCACGGTCGAATATAACGTATGTCACTATGGGAACTGTTATGTTCTCATCTCCGGCGCGGGTGCGAAAATGTCGCTCTGGATCCTTCCGACTGAGTCGATCCAGGTCATCAACGACGACAAGGATCTATTCAAAAAGGGCGCGGGGAAACTCTATTATGTTTACTCCGGCGAGAGCGGGATCTATACGTTCTCCGATGAGGAAATCTTGCATTTCAAGACGTCGTCGACCTTTGACGGCATTATCGGAAAGAGCGTCCGCGAGCGGCTCTCCGAGGTCATCGACTCCGGAAACGACTCTCAAAAGATGCTCCGGAGGATGTATAAGAACGGCTATACCGGAAAAGCGGTTCTCCAGTACACCGGCGACTTGAACGACAAGCTCGTTCAAACGTATATCAAAGGGATTGAAGCGTATGCGTCCGGCTCCGACGATGAGAAGCGCGATCCCTCGACGATCATCCCGATCCCGGTCGGCTCCACGTTGACGCCGTTGAACGTCAAGCTCTCCGACGGTCAATTCCTGGAGATCAAACAATATACGGCGCTTCAAATCGCGGCGGCGTTCGGGATCAAACCGTATCAGATCAACGACTTCACGAAATCCAGCTATGCGAGCGGCGAACTTCAACAAATCGACTTTTACGTGGACACTCTTCTCTATCCTCTCAAGCAATACGAAGAAGAGATCACGTTCAAGATCTTGTCGATGAAAGAGGCCGTCGATCAAGGCATGTTCTGGAAGTTTAATGTCGCGGTCACTCTGAGAGCGGACTTCAAGACTCAGGTCGAGACGCTCTCGAAGGCCGTGAACACTTTTATCATGACACCGAACGAGGCGCGCGAGCGTCTCGATCTCGGCAGCGTGGAGCACGGCGACAAGTTGATCGGTCAGGGTGCAAACATCCGGCTCGATCAAATCGGCGCTCAATATAATGCTCAATCACCGGCTGATCCGCCGGAGGAAGGAGGAAACGAAGAAGATGCAGGATGAAAACATGAAGGACGTCGTTCCGGAAAATGTCGTCATCAAGGCCGCATCGGTGGAGACGGTCGAGGTTACTCCGGAGGATCTCCGGAAGATCAACAAATACACGCTCTCTCCCGTGAAAGAGGAAGACGTGTTCGTCTTCAAAGCGGCGGTCGGCGACAATGAACCGGCGAACGATCGGAATTTCGAGCCTTTTAATCTGGCGGCGCTCCAGGACATGAAAAAGCTCTATCCCGGTCGGACGGTCATCAAGGATCATAGGCGACTCGCCGACAATCAGATCGCGCGCGTCTATGACGCCGAACTTGTGTCCGAGGCGAAGACCACCTCCGGCGGCGAAGCGTTCGCGACTCTGATCGTCAAGTGCTATATGATCCGCACGAAGGCGAATGAAGATCTCATCGCCGAAATTCGCGGCGGCATCAAGCGCGAAGTGTCGACGTCCACGATCGCAAAGAAGGCGGTTTGTTCGATTTGCGGCGTGGACAACGTCAAGACTCTCTGTCCTCATTACTGGGGCCGGGAGTATGACGGGAAGATCTGTTTCTTCACGCTCGACGGCGTGAAGGACGTCCACGAGCTGTCATTCGTCGCGGTTCCCGCGCAACGTCGCGCCGGGACTACGAAGAATTACGGCGGCGTCGAGCCTGAGAAGGCCGAACCGGAAGAGCCTGAGAGCACTCCGGAGAACACCGATGAAAAGAGCATCGAAACGCGGATCCGCGTCGCCGAGGCTCTTTTTGCTATCAATAACGACGAAGAATGAAAGGATGAAATCACATGAATAAGCGTATGCGTGAACTCCGGACTCTGATCGAGTCCAAGATCAAAGAGGCTCGCGCTCTGATGAGCGGCGAGAACAAGGACGTCGAGAAGGCGACTCAGATCATGAACGAGGTCGACGGTCTGGAGGCCGAATTCGACATCGAGAAGAAGATCTTCGAGGCCGAGAAGAGCGACGTCGAGGAAGAGGCGGAAGAGGCCGTCGAAGAGAAGGCGAAGAAGGACGCGAACGCCGAATTCGCGAAGGCCGCGCGCGCCGGTTTCCCGAAGGCGATGAGCGAAGGTTCCAACGTCGACGGCGGCTATACCGTCCCGGAGGACATCGTCACGAAGATCGAGCGCTATCGTGACGCGAAGTTTTCTCTCCGTTCCCTGGTTCGCGTCGTGAATGTCACGACCAAGAGCGGCGCGCGGACGTTCAAGAAGCGTCTCACTCGAACCGGCTTCGCGAAGGTGCTGGAGAACGGCAAATTCGCCACGAAGCAGACTCCGCAGTTTGAGCGCCTCCCCTACAGCATCGACAAATTCGGCGGATATTTCGTGATGTCCGACGAGATCGTCGAGGACTCCGACGAGAATATCGTGAATCTCATCACCGAGGACATCGGCGAAGAGGCTCGCGTGACCGACAACGTGCAGATCCTCGCCGTGCTGGGTAACGAGACCGATTTCCCGAAGGTCGATTTCGGCAGCATTGACGGTATCAAGAACGCCGTGAACGTGACTCTCGGTCAGGCGTTCGCGAACACTTCCGCAATCGTCACGAACGACAACGGTCTCCAGTATCTAGACACTCTGGTCGACTCCAACGGGAACGCGCTGCTCAAGTCGTCTCCGACCGACGTTCTCCGTCAGTATCTGGCGATCGGTTTCCGTCAGGTTCCCCTCCACGTCATCCCGAACAGCGATCTCCCGAACTTCGCGTTCTACGATCTCACCTCCGATGAGTCTATCGTGAGTGGCAAGACCTATTACACTCGCTCCGGCTCCGCTGGCGCGTATGTGTATACTGCGGTCGAGTCTCCGTCTTCCGCGAGCCTGTCCAGCTACTACGAGAAGACGGAGGTTTATCCGTTCATCGTGGGCGATCTGAACGAGGGCGTCGTCTTGTGGGATCGTCGTCAGATCACTCTGCTCCAGTCCAGCGTCGCGGCGGTCGGCTCCGGCGATGACGCCTATAACGCCTTTGAACAGGGCGGTCGACTGATTCGCGCCGACATGCGCGCGGATTATACCGCGCGTGATAAGGCGGCGGTCGTCGTCGGTTACATCGATCCGACCGAAGAGGCGGACGGCTGATTTCCGGCACAATGGCGAGACGCTCGGTCCGGGCGTCTCGCCTTGATGAATCGAGGTGATGAACAATGGCAATCACGGCGGAAAAGGTCTATCGGTATCTCGGAATCGACTTCGTCGACGATGACGTGGAGACGAACGTCGCCGATCTCATCGCGACGGCGAACGCCTATATGATCGGCGCTCTCGGCGAGAACTATCCTCCCGACGACGCGCGAGTGATCCAGGTCGAGAAGCTCTTGATCTCGGATCTCTACGATCACCGGGAACTCTCCGACAAGGTTTCCGGCGCGACACGTCGCCTCGTTGATTCGATGCTTCTGCAAGTCCGGCTCGAAATGAGGGATTCGTCATGAAATATGATCGTCCCGTGAGTCTGTTCAAGTATGACGAAGCGACGAAAGAGTGGAAGTGCATCGCGCGCAACCTTCACGCCTACGTCAACAAGACCGGCGGAACGGAGTATCTTTCATCCGGCGCGTATCAGTCGAAAGCGACGTTGACATTCGAGTTTCGGTTCTCGAAATTCCTCGCGGCTGTCTTTTTGAACACTCAGCTATACCGAATCGAGTATAACGGCGCTCAATACGACATCGAGGATTATGACGACTTCCAGGAAATGCACCGGACGATCCGTCTTCTGGGGGTGGCTCGCGGTGTCTAATATTCCGCTCGATCAACTCGCCTCGACGATTCAAGAGGGCCTCAACCTCTACTCGAAAGCGATTCTCGACGGCGTGGATGAGGCCGCAAAGACGGCAGTCGACGAAATGGTTCAATCCACGAAGCAACGTCCGACGAAGGATTATCGCGCGACGGGCAAATATGCGAGGTGTCACGCTTCGCAGGTCGGCGAGAACTCATTGACGGCGAAGTCTCGAATCTGGTATGTCAAGGATCCACAATTCCGGCTCACGCATCTTCTGAACAACGGACATCGAACGAGATCCGGCGGTCACGTCTCCGGCGACGGTCACGTCACGAACGCGGCGGAACAGGCGATGTCACGATTCGAGGATCTGGTTCGAGGGGTGATTCAGCGTGAGAGCACTTAATCTCTACGACGAATTGAACGCGCTCGGAATCAAATTCGAGCCGATCGGATTCGTCAAGGCTCCGGCTTATCCGTATGGGACATATGTCGATGACGCGGACGTTCATCAACCGGACACGAATATCGGTGTCCGAACGGTGCGTCATCGCGTCACGATCGAAATGTATGACAGCGTTCTCAAGGATCTCGAATCCAGGGTCAAACCGCTTGAATCCTGGCTCAACGGTCTCGCGCTTGATTACACGAGACGACCGCGTTTTGTGGTTGATGAAGATCACTATGCGATGACATATTCCCTCCAATACACGACCAAAGAAAGGAATGAAACATCATGAGGATTGTTCTCGGCTCCGGTAAGGTGTTCGTCACCGAATTCACCGGTTCCACGATCCCGGCGGACTCTGTGATCGAGACCGACGCGAACAAGCTCGGCGCGATCAAAGGCGGCGCGTCGGTGGAATATACGCCGACCTTCTACACGGCGAAAGACGACCTCGGCTCGGTGTCGAAGTCTCGACTCACCGAGGAAGAAGCAAAGCTCACGTGTGGCGTGATGACTCTCGACGGGACGACCTTCGAGAAGATTTGCTCCACGGCCACGGTCACGACCACGCCGGCGACTCAGTCGGCAGCGGGTAAGCGCGTCGTGAAGATCGGCGGCGCGGGCAACGACAACGGCAAGAAGTACGTGATCCGGTTCCTTCACGAAGATGAGGAAGACGGCGACATTCGCTTGACGATCGTCGGCAGGAACGAGGCCGGTTTCACGATGTCCTTCAAGCAGGACGAAGAAACCGTTCTCGACCTGGAATTCGCCGCGCATCCGCACGACACCGACGGAACGCTCATCAAGTACGAAGAAGAGATTCCGCAACTCACCGGCTCCGGCACTTAACCGTCAATGAGGATCGGGTTCGTCCCGATCCTCTGTTTTATTCATGAATGGGAGGAAAACAATCATGAAAACTCTGAGACTCACTCACGATAAACTCGCCTGTTTCCCGGTCGAGCTGGACGAATTCGGCGAGATCCACGTTCTCACGCCTACGAAGGGCATTTTCTCCGAACTCGTTCGTGTCGTTCCCGCGACGCAGAATCTCGCCGGAAAGAAGATCGATCCGGAGGTCGCCGAGAAGACTCTCAGCGATATTTACGGCGTATGCTCGAAGATCCTCTCCCGGAACATCGAACACAAGCTCATTTCGCCGGAGGACGTCGAGCGCGTCTTGATGATCTCCGACATCATCGTGTTCATTGAGGCGTATGTGAATTTCATCACCGACACGGCGAAGGCCAACGAAAAAAACTGATCCTCCCGGAGTATCCGGTTCCGGAGGATCCAGAAACTCATAAATACACGACGGTCACATATTGGGAACATCTCGTTTCCGAGTATATGCGGATCCCTCTTCCGGAGGTCGACGATCTGGATTATATCGACTATCTGATTCTCCGCCGAGACGCCTTCATTACGAAGCTGAACTCGACGGAAAGCGGTCGGAAATATCTGAATGATGCTTATCGTCTCACGCTCACAAAACCGGATCGGAAGAGGCTCCGCGAACAATTCACGAATTCATAAGGAAGGGGTGATCGAATGGCGTCGTCCTTGAATCTCAAGGGACTCACGATCGAGATCGGCGGTGACGTCTCCAATCTTCAAACGGCATTGAAGAGCGTGAACGGCGAGATCTCCAACCTTCAAGCGAATTTGCGCACGGTCGAGAGCGCCTTGAAGCTCGATCCCTCGAACGTGGACGCACTCGCGCAAAAACAAAAGCTCTTGACGGACGCGGTCGCCGAGACCGCGACGAAGCTCGATCTTTTGAAAGAGGCTCAACGTCAAGCGGACGAAGTGATCGCGAACGGCGGAGAAGTCGATCAACAGGCATATCGAAATCTCCAGTCCGAGATCGTCCGAACCGAATCCAGCTTGACGGACTATGAGAATCAGCTCCAGTCAACGGAGACTCAGCTCCAGAACGTCGGGCAAGAGTCCGATAATACCACGAACGAGACTCAGGAACTCGGCGAGGCGTTCAACGACACCGGCGAGAGTGGAACGTCGGCGGTGAACGCGATCGCGGACGCACTCGCGGCGGCTGGTATTGCGAAGATGCTCCAGGAGGCCGGAGAAGCGGTCTATAATCTCGCCGATTCCTATTCTAACGCGACGGCGAACATTGTCGAGGGAACCGGCGCGACGGGAGACGCGCTCAAGGGTCTCGAAGAGTCGCTCTATAACGTGTATTATCGCGTCACCGACTCCGAAGCGACGATCGAGTCCGTCGGAAATCTGCTCGCCGAGGTGAACACGCGCCTCGGCTTGACGGGCGAGTCTCTGGAGAATACGTCGGTTCTCATCTCTGAATTCGCGGAACACACCGGAATTGACGCCGTGAGCGCGGTCGATATGATCGTGGACATCATGAAAAAATGGGGTCTCACGATTGACGATCTTCCGACGCTGCTCGACGGTCTCACGGTGGCGAATCAATCATGTTCTTTGAGCATGGATGAGATCGGGCGTCTTCTGGTTGACAACAAAGCGCAATTCGACGCGCTCGGCTATAGTGTGCCACAAGCGACGGCGTTGATCGTCGCTCTCGCTGATTCCGGCGTGAACACGTCTTCCGTTCTCACCGGCATGAGAAACGCGATCAACGTTCTCTCTCAGTCGACGAAAGACGTTCCAGGCGCGTTTAATAGCATGATCCAGGCGATCGCGAACTGTGACAGCGCGACGGACGCTCTGAACATGGAGGTCGGGAACACCGGGAAAACCGTCAAAGAGGTTTTCGGCGCGAAGGCCGCTCAAGAGATGGTCACGGCGATCCGGTCGGGCAATTTCGCGATCGAAGACTGGATGAAGGTTCTCCAGAATTGCGACGGCGCTCTCCAGCAGACCGCAAACGGCGCGAACACGCTTCAAGATAAATGGGCGACGGCGTCACGCAATATCTCCGGCGCGTTCTCTCAGGCGCTCACGCCGACGATCGAGGCGGTGTCCGGAAAGCTCGCGGATCTGGTGACGAAATTTGGTCAATTCCTTCAAGAGCATCCCGGACTTGTGAAAGCGATCTCGGCGATCGCGGCGGCGTTCGGAACGCTTCTCGGAATTGCCTCGATCATCACTATCGTTCAAAAGATAATCGGCGTGTTCTCGGCGCTTTCCGGCGTCGTGACGGTCGTGAAAACAGTCGGAACGGCGGTCTCCGGTCTGTTCTCGATCCTGGCGGCGAATCCGATCGCGCTCATTGTGGCAGCGATCGCCGGACTCGTGGCGGCATTTGTGACGCTCTATAACAAATGCGAATGGTTCCGAAACGCCGTCAACGCCGTTTGGGAGGGCATCAAGAACGCCGTTTCAACCGTCGCAAATGCGGTCAAAAACGCATGGAACGCCGTCGCAAGTGCTCTCACGAACATCTGGAACGGCATCAAGAACGCGGCGTCGAGCATCTGGAACGGGATCACCGGCACGATCACCAACATTTGCAACGGCGTAAAGAACACACTCTCGAACATCTGGAACGGAATCAAGTCCACGGCGACGTCGGTCTGGAATGGCATCACCTCCACGATCACGAACGCGGTGAATAATGTCAAGACCAAAGTCACGAACGTTTGGAACGGCATCAAGTCCATGGTCACGAACGTTTGGAACGGTATCAAGTCGACCGCGACGAACGTGTGGAACGGTATCACGACCGCGATCACGACAGCGGTGAATAACGTCAAGACTAAAGTCGTCAACATCTGGAACACGATCAAGACCTCGATCACGAATGTCTGGAACGGCATCAAGAGCGCGGCTTCGACGGTGTGGAATGGGATCACGTCCACGATCACGAATATCGTCACCGGTCTCAAGACGAAGATCACGAACATCTGGAACAGCATCACGTCGACTCTCACGAACATCTGGAGTAACATCAAGACGAAGGCGACTCAGGCGTTCCAGAATATCGGCTCTTCGATCGTGAACACGCTCAAAGAACTTCCGGGAAAGATCGTCGACATCGGAAAGAATCTCGTTTCCGGTCTCTGGAATGGTATCGCGGATAAAGGAAAATGGATCCTCGATAAGATCAAAGGGTTCGGATCCTCGATCCTCAACGGCATCAAGGGCATTTTCGGAATCCATTCGCCGTCGACCGAAACGGCGTGGATCGGCGAGATGCTCGCGCGCGGTCTCTGGAAGGGCCTCGACGACTCGGAAGGGATGCTCGATCGGAAGGTCGCGGAGATCTCCGACGGGCTGCTCGACCGGCTCTCCGGACTCACGGACATTGACGCCGGGATCAATGGTCTCGCCGCGATGAACGGCGTCGCCGGGTTTGGTTCATCCAGCGATCCGACAGAAGAGCGGCTCGCGAAGCTGCTCGACGCGGTCGAGGCTCTGAGAGCGGAAGTCCGCGCGGAACGGTCGAGACCGGTTCTCATCAACGGACGAAAGCTCGTGGGCGCGATCGCCGATGACATGGACGACGCACTCGGCGAGATTCAAGCGCGGAAGGAGGTCGGCGCGGTATGATTTCCATGATCGAACAGCGCGGAATAAGGTTCGTCGACCTCATCACCGGCGAAGAGCGGCACACGGTCACGAACTGGGATCTCGTGATGTCGCGAAAGATCATCGGGACACCGAAACTCAAGTATAAGAGCGTCAATCTTCCGGATCGCGACGGCGATCTGGATTATACCGACGCTCTTTTCGGCGTCCCGCTCTACGAAAACCGAACTCTCGAATTCACGTTTGAGTATCTGGAGGATCCTCGGATGTGGAACGAGAGGTTCATTGACATTCGGAATTTCCTCCACGGGCGAAAAGTGAAGCTATACGATCCGGACGACTCCGGCGCGTATTACTACACGGGCCGCGTCGAGGTCGGCGATCCGGAAGGCGGACTCGTGAAGATCTTCGACGTGAAAGTCTCCGCGAATCCCTGGAGGCTCAAGGCGTCCGGCGAAACCGTCGAGACGATCGCGGCGACGCCGAACAAGGTTTTCCGACTCATGAACGATTGGAAACCGGTCGTTCCCACGATCACGACCGACGCGCTCGTGTCGATCCAATTCGGCAGCGTGGTTTATACGATGGACGGATCTGGGACGTTCAAATTCCCGAAGATGCTTCTCCAGCACGGCGCGAACGTGATGAGCGTCGTCTCAGGGACGGCGAACGTCACATTCACTTATCAAGAGGGGGCGATCTGATTGATCTATCAGATCCGGAACGACGCCTCGAATCTCATCGTCTACGATCCGAGGCTCGACGACGCGGTCGTCACCGAACCGGAACTCAAACTCTCGGACAATCAATGCGGATCGCTCCGCTTCACGATGTTTCCGAGTCATCCGGATTATCTGAACATCCAGAAGCGGCGGACGATTTACGCGGTCTATCGCGGCGACGCTCTGAATCCGATCTTCAAGGGCATTTGCACCGAGGGAACCGACGATCAGACTCAGATCGTCGATTTTTATTTTGAGGATTTCATGAGCGTTCTCCGCGACTCGATGCAAGACGCTTTTGAGTATCACGGCGAGCTTCTCCCGTTCATTCAAGGTCTCATCACGGCTCATAATGCTCAAGTCGAGACCTGGCAGCGGATCCAGCTCGGACACGTCACGGTCACGGATCCGAATGACTATATCTATCGACTCTCCGAAAAAGAGTTATCGACGTGGGAGGTCATTCAGACTCGTTTGATCGACGTTTACGGCGGACATCTCCGGATGAGATATGAGAACGGCGTCGCGTATCTCGATTATCTCGAAGGCTCGACGGTGAATCTTGATCCGTATCTGAACGCCTCGACTCAGACGATCGAGATCGGAGAGAATCTCAAAGATTTCTCTCGGCTCATTTCGGCGTCGGAAACATACACGGCTTGTATTCCGAAGGGCGCGGAGGCTACGTTCTACGATGACGACGGCGTCGAATATAAGGCGAGGATCTCGATCGAGGATGT